GGAAGCCCATTGCACCGAGTCCGAGACTTCTTTCTCTATATGCCGAATAGGCAGATTTAGTAAATCCTTCTTTACCTTCTCTAACGTATTTTTGAAATCTTTTAAAGTTTGCACTGTATTCTCCTAATTGTGTTGTGTCTATTGCATTGTCAATGTAGTGCTGTAAAACATTGTCAAGCATGGTTATTAAATCTTCAATGAACATGTCATCTTTTGACCAGTCATCAAAGTGTTCCAAGTTTACGGATGATAAACAACATACTGCTGTTCGTTCTTCGTCTGTTGGTAATGTAATCTCTGAACATAAATTACTTTGTCGTATCTTAAGTCCTAAATCTTTCTGTGCTTTAGGTAAATGTTTATTACAAGTATCTATGTTGACCATGTAAGGTTCGCCTGTCTCTGCTCTGGCATGAATGATTTGCCACCATAAGTCTCTAGCATTTACTATCTTGACAGCCTCGTTACTCTTAGGGTCAATCAATCTCCAGTCATCATCTTTCTCTACTGCTTCAAGAAAAGAGTCTGTAATGTTTACACCGTTATGTATATTAAGATTCTTTCTGTTGATGTCTCCACCTGATTCTTTACGCATGTTAATGAACTCTTCAATCTCTGGATGAGATATGTCCATGTAAGCAGCATAAGAACCTCGTCTTGTTGTGCCTTGGTTAAAGGCTAACATCTGAGAATCAACTACGTGCATGAAAGGAATTGAACCAGTAGAACGACTGCCATGAGTAGTTGAAATACCATTGCTCCTAATATCGCCCCAATATCCACCGATGCCTCCACCTGAACTTGCCAACCAAATGTTCTCGTCATAGTGAGAAGATAAACCACCCCTGCTGTCAGGAACATAATTGAGGAAACAACTGATAGGAAGCCCACGAGTTGTACCCCCGTTACTAAGTATAGGAGTGCTAAACATGAACCAACGAGAGGAACTGTAGTTATAAAGTCTCTGAGCAAGTTCAAAATCTGTCTCACCTTTATAGGTTGCTCCGAAGACGGAGGCTCTTGCGAATGCTTCTTGTGCATGTGTTTCATTCTCCCAAAGATATCTATCTTTCAATGTATCAAGACTAAACTTATCAAATGTTTTTTCTCTGTCATAGTCTATTTCAATTCCTAAGTAAGGCTTAGTTCCTATCTTATCTTCAATCATTATTTTCTTCCTTGTTGTTTACATATAAAGCTATTATAGTATAATGCATAATCTTCATAAGGTCTTGATTAGACTTACCGTTCTTCTTACCAAACCTCATAGCGTATTTCATAATGTTACCAATACAAAATCCTTCTCCATATCCTGAATCAATTATCATATCTGTTGCTTGGTACTTACCATTAGCATAGTGTTGGTCATACGTATTACCTATGTATGCTTTCACTTCATTTAAAATTTTATCTTCGTTAAATTTATAGTTCACTTTTCCATTCCTTTGGTAGTGTATCTTCACTATACCATGTAAAATTATTTGTCTCTGCCCATTCAGCATGAGTTCTTTTTGTTTTATCTTTCCTTACTTTAGCACCCGGCATTGGAGAGAAAGGCTTCTGGAATAAGAAGACTAACTCATATCCTTTAGGTAAAGCTTCTCGTATATGTATATACTTACTATACTCTGCATAGTCCCAGAATCTACCTTTAGCTTCTAGTAAAATAGTTTTACCATCTATAACTTTTACAAAGTCAGGTTCGTATTTATGTTTAACAACATAATTAATGTTATCCCAATGATGTTTCCATTCTTGTAATACAGTCTCATGTAGAGTTGCTTCCCATAAACTGTCATACCCTTTAGGAACACCAACTTTTTTTGGTCTTGCTTTTCTTGGAACTCTTCTAACCACTTAACTCTTCCAAGTGAAAGTTAGGATTTTGTTTTACTTTTTTATAGAACCATCTAAGACTATAAGCACTTAACATAAATCTATTGTTGGCAAAGATATGTGTTTGCTCTGGTAGGAACTCATGTAAGTTTTTCTTATTAATCTTACTAGCATCTTCTCCTTCTGGAGTCATGCTTTGAATCCAACTTATCAGTAATCCTTCAGCCTTCCGTCTTAATAGTTTTGATTTTTTACCACTCATATTTGTGTTACCTCTATAACATTAGGGACTTTAGGTACTTGAGTTAAGTATCTATTACCGTTTGAATATTTGAATACTCTTAATCCTTTACCTTCGTTAGCATCTTTATGACACTCAAACTTATGTCTGCAATATACACAACCTTTAGGTAGTTGCATGTTACCAGACTTGCCATCAGGTATAGGATTATAACATCTTTCTGGTGGTGTCTTAAGCTTAACAGCTTTCTTAACACTACTTATTTTTTTCTTGATATTAGGTTTGTCAAAGTCATCTGGTCTGAACATAGCTAACTCTCCAGACTCTTTATTAAGAGCTAAGAATCCACCCTTGTTTGTACCCTCTGCCTCTTCATAACCTGCAAGTTGAGCCATGTATCCAAACGCATCTTGCTCTGCCAGAGTACCGTCTTTAAATTTCTTAAAAGCAAAACCTGAAGCAGTCTTAACATCAACAACTTCTCCATCAATAACACAGTCCATGTGTCCTTTAATTCCAGATACTGTTATCTCTTTCTGTTCGCTTGTTACTTCATGTCCGGATAACTTAACTAGAAATAAAACTATCTCTTCAAGTAAATGTCCATATAAGAACTTAATGAATAATGAGGGAGGCATTCTTTCAGGAGTACCTTCTGACTTCATATCATACCACAACTGTCTTTCTTTCCTACCTATGTTAGACATTCTAAGTGCAGGTTTACCACGAGGAGCAGGATGAGACCAGTCATAAAGAATCTGTTTCATTGATTCTCCAAACTGTTCTATTGTGTCTTCATCTAAGTCGATGTGTTTATTATCAGCCAGTACGCCTATCTTATTATAGATGTCTTCTACTAATGTGTCAAGTGTTTTCTTTTTATTTGTCATATTATTCTCTGTGTTTTACGAACTTAAGTTTACGAGTTTCAGCATTAAACATTAACAACTGTACTCCTACTTTAACTTGTTCTGTAGTTCTACCTGTACATTTAGTTAAATTATTACCTGTCTTCTTATGTAGCTGAGGCTGTGCAGTTTTAACATCTATCAATGTAGTGTCTCCGTCTTTAAGAGCTACTAAGTCTGCAAGACCTGTACATCCACAATTCTTAAACACTTCATAACCCTTATCCCACAGCCAAGTTACTGCATAGAACTCAGCCATGTCTCCTTTTCTACTGTCACAATGTTTAGTATTTTGGTTCATCTTTTATTCCTTTTTCTTTGTATAGTTTTTTATAAAACTTACCAACTTTTAATATCTCACTTGGAGTTGCTGAATTTTTTATAGTGTTTGCAAGATTAGAAACAACAATACAATTATCTAATACATATCCTTTAGAGTTATCTATCCTATCTATTGTAGGAGAACTTTTCCAGTCTTCTCTACCATGAACTAATTTAATATTAAGAACTGGACATATTTCCGGAAAGTGTATTTCTTTTTTTACTAAATTAAAATCCATATTTTTTTTCTTGGCTCTTGTTTTTGCATCATAAACCATACTTGCTTTGAGGTATCTGTGATTGTTATCCCTGTAGTATTTATTATAACATGTTCTACACTCGGCTCTTAGTCTACCATGCTCTCTCTTAGAAAAAAATTCTTCAGTGTATTCTTTTTCTATACCGCATTTAGTACAAGCTTTAATGGGTTTCACTCCAACTACTCCCTATCTTGTATTCGCCATTCAAAGGACAACGAAGATTAAAATGTGTACCTGCTTTTATTATACTGTCAACAGCTAACTGTCCTACCTTATCAGCATGGCAAGAAGGAACTTCTATCTGCCACTCATCATGTATGTTAGCTACAAATTTATAGTTCATATTATTAAGAACAAGTAACTCATCTAATATAACTAATGCTTTCTTCATAACGATAGCACCTGCTCCCTGTAACAAAGTGTTAAGAGAAGAATGAGCATTACGTATGTAAAGCTTCCTGCCATCTAAACCTTTGAGGTATTTTTTTGAAGCTGCTCTTTGTACTCTGTCTCTAAGAGACTTAAATGTAGGCTTATTATCAAAGAAATATTGTCTAGCTCTCTTACCATCTGATGTATTTCCTCCGACCACGCTACCAAGTTTTTCATCTCCTGCTCCGTACATAAGTGCATAGATGAATGTCTTTGCCTTATCTCTTGATTCAAGTTTTGCAGCTCTTTGATTAGCTGTGTGTATGTCTCCATCTAATATCTCCTTTATATAGTCATCATCATTCATATAATGTGCTAACATTCTAAGCTCTAGACCACTAGCATCTACTCCTAGTAGCACATTACCTTCGTCTACAATCCAACAAGACCTACATTCTTTACCATAAAGACTATGGACAGAGGGTACTTGTGCCATGTTAGGACTTCTGTGTGTCATCCTACCTGTGATAGCACCATTAGGTATAACGAAACCATGAACACGACCATCCTCTTCTACAGAGTTGACCCATGAATCTACTTGAGCTATTCGTTTTTGTATTAAAAGAAAGTCTGCTATAAGTTTTGCTTCTCGTATGTGTGTAACTTCTGATAGTGTTTTCTCATCAACAATTGGTTGACCTGTAGGTGTGAACCTTTCAGGCTTCCAACCAAAGTCAATAAGATATTCTCCTATCTGTTTACGACTACCAAGATTAAACTCTTGTAGTGTCTGTCTCATAAAAGGCTCAAAGTTATTTGTATCTAAACATCTTTGATACTCATCATCAGTGACACCACGTTTAGATAAGTTACCATCCTTCTTGATGTAAGGCGTAACTAACTTATCGTCTACCCACTTAGGTTTGAATGTGCTATGCACTTCATCCTCTATGAGTTGAGACTTCTCTCTTAGTTCTGCTAACAACATTAAAGCAGACTCCATATCAAACATGAAACCATTTACTTCTTGCTGTTTAATAATCTTAGCTACAGATTGTTCAAGGTCTATACAAGATTTACTAAATCCTTTCGACTCGTTGCGAAGTGATTTATATACTAATGTATTTACTTGTACATCCCTTACACAATACTCTAACATCTTAGGAGAGTAGTTGACATAATCTTCAAAGTCAATCTTAGCCAAGCCAAGTTTATATCCCCACTTCTCTAAGCTATGTCCACCATCTCTGGTAGGATTGAATAGCCTAGAGAGTACAAGAGTATCTATAACTTCTTTATCACTAAGGTTAATGTTACCAAACTTTTCTACTAGTGGTATATCAAATCCTATAATGTTATGACCAATTAACCTATCTGCTTTTAATAAAAGCTCGTAACCTTCAGATAGTTTATCAGGCGGATACTTATATATCTCTCCTGTATTTGCATCTTGTGCTACAATACAATGTATTAGTGTTGCCTTTAGGTCATCAGTCTCTATATCAAATACTAAATCCATAACTAAAATGCCTCGTCTAAACTATTATCAAACTCTATATCACTATCACTAAGTTCTGATAGTCTGCCGGTCTCAGCATCATATATAACTCTAGCAGCCATACCTACATCTCCAGTATACCTAGACTTAAGAACTCTTAGTCTTGTAGTCCTAGCTTCATCAGGGTCATCTGCTTGTTGATTTCTTTCTAATGCTATCACACAATCACTAAGTTGTCCAATACTATTTGAACCTCTTAGATGAGATAGAGATACTTCAATACCATTCTCATGTCCTTTGTTACCATCAACTCTACGTAAGTGAGAAACTAAAATGATTCCTGCACCAGTCTCTTCTACCAAACTTCTAAGCCTAGTCATGATAGTATCAATGGCTCGTCTTTCATCTCCTTCATGAACAGCACTGACTAACATATGTAA